TTAAAATCTCAGTAGGTTGCAATTCATCGGTACGCTCTTTATTTGGACCGAGGATTCCAGTAATTACACGAATTGCATCTAAAACCTTTTTACCTTCCATGGAATTAACGCCAATGCCAGGCAAGCTCTGGTTTAGCAAATCCATTGCCATCGAAAGATTAATCATTGCGGATTCTTTGCTTCCCAGTTTTGGTTCAGGCGTTGACATGGGAGCAGCCATCGGTGGGGTTGTCGCATCGGACATCACCACTTCTTCATCAGTAGTTTTGACCATCCCGCCAGGAGTAGCTTGATCTCGCTGGCTTGCGATCATCTTCATCATTTCATCTTGCGGTAGCGCCATAACTTTTTCCTATCAATTTCTGCATAGATTAAACTTTATCTATGACTTGTCAAGTGGGTAGCTGTATTTTAATTCCCGCTACCCTAGGAACTCCCGTGAAGGATTCTTAACGCATTGTCTTACGACCACGCTTCATTTTCTTACCGTACATAGCTTTCTCCCATTAACTATCCCCTAACATCACGCCCGTACACCCTGGTGCTTGGTGAACGGGAAACATTTTCAAACCCACGATTGCGATATTCTAACTGCGCTGGAGCATCTCCACGCTTGAGTGATTCAGTAGTTACCCTAGGCTGATCGGCTTTGGGCTGTATCGATTGATTTTCCATCATTACCCCACTATTGGTTCGCTTGGTCCACCCTCAGTAGCAGAAGCGGGTAGGCTTCCACCACCACTCATGGACATCTTAGTCTTTAATTTATCTTTTAACAACTGCTTCATCGGTGGCTCTAGCATATCCAATAAGGATTCCTGATCGATAGCGCCAGCCTTAAACAAGTTAAAGGCAAGGTTTTTCAAGTCCTCGGTAAAGATTGGGCTATTGCTATGAGCATCTACCTTAACCACAAAATCTCTGGTGAACTGGTCTGCAATGAATGGCTTGCCTTCTGTGTCCACATAATGCGTAGGATCATAGAACTGCATGAGCTTGAGGTACATGGTGGCTACCTTTTCCAAGGCATCCTCAACAATTAATGCCCTTTTCTTAGCCCTAGAGCTACCTAGACGGGCTAATTGGCTAGCATGACCTTGGCTTCTGACACCCGATTCACCACGCCCAGACAGGACATTGGAGATTCCTGATACTTCTGAGAACATCGCATCGATCTCACGGAGCATCTCAAATAAATCATTAGGCAAGTTTGGCGCTAGGCGATCCACCTTGGCATTAGGCATATCCGAAGCCAATAGTCCACCAGCACGATTTAGAGCAAAGTTCTTCTCATCCAAGATACCCGTAAATCCTGTAAGGGCTGTAGGCGGGCTAACTTGCTTACTGAGCAAGTCCAAAATCTCGGTCATGCGGTTATTGCGTAAGGATTGCAAGAGAATGAGCTTTTGGCACTCCGATTCACCCCAGTAGTAGTCGTATAGGGGATTTGGACAAAGCTGAATGAACGGACATTCACCCTTCATAAACAAGGATTCGCCTGGGCGGTCATAGATAATGACATTAGGCTGTGCAATGGTGACTACCTGGTAATCGCTGGTGTCATCATTCCAAATCCACAATTCATGCATCTCCACGGTGTCCTCAGCCAGTCGAGCCTGATAGCGCATCTCGCCATACAAGTCCATATTGACATTACCGTAGATGGTAGGGTTGGTTTGGCTAGTAACAATGCGGTTTACGGCATCTGGAATGTCACTATCTTGCGGTCCAGAGCCAGCGGTTACCCGCTTTACTAGCTCATCCCGCTTAGGATGGGAATACAGACGGGCATAGAGATCCGATTTAGTAATGTAATAAGTCTGAACGATGGCTTCTTGCCTGTCTGTATAGGGGATGTCCTCTCTCAGTACGCCTACTGAGGAAGGTTCAATCATGTACGGGTGGATTCCCTTATTAACTACGAGCTTTACAAAGGTGGTGTTGTACACCAAAGACCAATTTAAAGCTGCCGAAAACACTTGATCGGCATTGGAATTCATCCATTCGTCATTTAAAGCATTGGTTAATGCGGGTGTCTTGCGGTGTTCAATGTTATTAACCGAAGCGCCTAGCTGAATGGAAAAGCGTGTAGTGTCTGCGGAATACAGGAATGAAGAAAGCTGATCTAAATGCGGGTTAATTTTATTAAAATACGCTGGCGGTTCTTCAGGACCAGCGCCAAATAGGTAATAAGCCCGTAATGTATGGTAGTCAGCCCGTCTTTCTTCCTTAGAAACCAGACACTTTTGTAAGATTTCTAAGTAAAAATCTTCTCTTTCTTGAGCATTTGATGGGATTCTCATGTCTTAATCTTCAAATTATCTGGATCTCGCAAGGTTGATTTCGGATCTACTCTAGGTCCTGATTGTATGCCAGCCTGAGATGGTGTCAAGCCTACCGATTCTCCTTGTACGGATTTAATTGCACGACCCGCCAACAAAGATTGCATATTTAGTCCTTGGAAGCCGCCACCCCAGATCGCTGAATCACCAGGGCGGGCTTCTTGCTGTTGCGGTTGCTGGTTCTGCTCAGGTTTGATCTTGTCTTTGTTGACACCTTTTTTACGGGTTGCGTACTTTTCGGCTTCTGCGTAATCTTTTTCTTTGTATTTGTTTTTACGGGTAAGGTATCCGCTTTGGTTTTCGCCTTCTCTGGTGGTTTTGATGTTAGACATATCGAACTCGATGGCAAGTTGCTTGGTTGACTTGTCGGTAAAGCGGGTTTTTGCTGAAAGCATTGCTGGAGCTTGGAGAAAAACGATAAAAACCTCATCTTGACATCCTTTCATTGGGCATTGCGCCTTGGTACTCTCAAAATACCCGTGTGTTGGGCATTTGTAATCGTGTTTAACTGCCATATTATCCCCTTCTTAACTGTTCATCTAATGTACTAATTGAATAATCGTACTTCTTTGTAATGCCTAACTTAATCTTAATCTCTCCATTAACCACTTGCAAGCCTGTGGTGCGTTGCATAGCTGGCTTGGCTTCTTTCCTGAACTGGACAAACTTGCTGGTATCTCGGTTTTGCATGATGGCTACCTCGCCATCTTTCCATTCGTTATAGGCTTTGCTTACCCGTCTTTGCACATACTCAGTCAATGGTTCTTTATCGTAAATAAAGACATCCCGTAGTTGGGTAACTGATACCCCGCATAGATCGGAAAATAAAGGGATGCTAATTCCTCGGTCATGGTCTGCCAGGAATCTGCGCATGATGCGCTTGAGTTCTTCCTTAGAAAGCGTGGGGTTCATTGTCCATACACTCCAATGCGTTTGAGATAGTCTGACACATTGCGCCCGACTGTCAATTGCTCTGGGGTAAAGTCATCTTGCACCCGTGATACTTGACGGCTAATCTTTTGGGCAATCAGTCTAGGCTGGACTTGCTCTGCGTAAGCTGCACACGCTAAGGCTGAAGCAATTACTCGGTCATCTTTGTTACGCCCAGAAGCCATAATTGAGCCACCATCACGCACCATGGTTTTCATTTCTTCAATGGTGTCCATGTCGTAAATGTCCATCATTCCACGCTCAAAGTAATCCTTCATGTAAGTGAGCATCCTCTCCTTGGTCGCAGCGGTCGTGAGCCAGCCAATGCTGTTGGAGATACCACCTAGGGTGTCGTTTCTACGCCAAATGTAGTTTTGCATATTGGCGTACACATCCATCAGGTCTTTACCCAATGCGCTACCCATGTTGGCAGCTTGGCGCTTGAGATTCTTGAGTTCGTTAATAACGGCTTGACCTGGACCATTGACTTCAAGGTTTAAGGTCGAATTCTTGTACGCACCAGCCAAGTGCGCAATGATCCACGCAAATTGGTAAGTGTTAAGCTCTGAAGTTGCAAATGAAGCCACTTGCTCAAGCCCATCAGCATAAACACGATAGATTTGAATACAGAAACGATCAGCCCAATCAGAACTACCGTAAGCGGGATCAGCGCCAATAACATAATAAGCAGTATCAACAGGCTGCTCCCAAATCTTGAGCGTAGCCAATCTTTCTGTGGATTTAAGGACTTCAGTATCTTGGAAGTTAACTCCAAAGCTGTATCTAAAGTATTCACAATCCATTCGCTTAATCTTTTTGACCGCATCCGTACACCTCGCATTAGAAAAGAAAGAAGTTCCCGTCATCACGAAAGCGTAGTCCTCGGTCGGTGGGAACTCTTGGTACATTAAGCTGTCATCCTTAATGCCTTCATAGAGCTTCCAGCGCCACCAGGCTATTTGACGGCTATTAATTTCAAAGTCGTACAGTTTCTTAATATCCCGTACCCACTCTTTTTCTTCGCCTGTGAGCTTGCCATCCCAATACACTTTGTAGGTTTGACCTTCGGGATCTAGGCTGTAGAGTTCGTTGCGCCACCAGCCACAGAAAATAGCCCGTTGGGTTCTAGCCCGTTTAGCGGTGACATACATATCGTGGAACATATTGAAGCCACGGGCGGTCGATTCAAACAAGTACATCCGATCTGGGTTGGTTTCCGCTAAAGAAGCCAATAAGGAAGCTAGTCCTTCCTCATCTCCCCAAGAACTCGTTTCCGTGCCGTGGAGGTAAGTGATAGCTTTTCCACGACCAAGTGAACCTTTTGCTCTAAGCCCAGCGACTTGATAAAACAGACGGCTGCGGTTCTTGAGGGAAAGCTGATTCCGATTGTGGGCAAGAAGCGGGATTCGATACTCTTTGGGTAAACCTTCCATATACATGGCAAGGGTTGATCGGAACATATCTCGGTTTTCTTCGGTGTCTGTGGTGAGCGTTCCTTGCAGCCCTGGATGGGTGAAGTGCCAGTAGAGATCAAGTGCGAGTGATATTGTAGTGATGCCAAGTTGCCTTCCTTTCAGGATGACAAAGAAATGCACATCCTCTGCCAAGCCCTTTTTGATTTCATTCATTACATAGGTCTGCGTACCCAGCAGACTACCCATGCGCTTTAGTCCTTGCTCTTTGGTTTCAATCTGTAGCTGAGAGCAAAAGTTGTAAAACTGGTTAAGGTTAAAATCCATTAGGTTTTAATCCACGGTAATTTGTTGTCAAACTTCTTGAGCATCCAGGCGTTGCCTTGTTCAAAGAATTCTTTTTGCACCCCACAGCTACCACCTAATCGGAAGTTAAAAGTATGCTTATTTGTGCCTGTAAAGTTTGGAAATATGTTTCTAGCTGCCGCATAAAAATGTCGGTCAATATCTAAACCTGGGCGATTCATCACAATGCTAATTTGCTTTAACAAATCAGTTTTCATGCCAAACATACAAGAATCTACAAAGTGATGTCCTTCAATATTCCAGGCGTGGTGATTTTCCCCAATGGCTTCGCAGTTGTCGTCAAACAAATACTTTCCATCTTTATCATAAATCTTGCGTAAGCTATAAGCCCAATCAAAACCTTGGTCAATCTTTTCCATGATAGATTTGACATGATGCTCGTCAAACCAATCATCATCGTTGCAAAAAAAAGTTA